AAACCGTAAATGGCTTGACACTCATCGCCCACTGCGATGATCCGTCGGCGGTAGAGCTGTTGCAGCATCCGGTGGTTCAGGGCGGATAGGTCCTGGGTCTCGTCTACGAGGATTAGTGAGTGGATGGGATAGGAGCAGCGGTAAAGAGAAGGGAAGAGGACTTGGTCTCCGAAGTCGATGATGCCTTGCATGGACTGACGGGCGGACTTGTTCAAGGCGTCGAGGATTACGTCCTGGAGAATGGGCTCGAGGATTTCATCGGATTGTTCGAACAGCTGTTCGTCGTCCCAAACGGGTTCTGGAGCCTTGTGATTTTCCCGCACGAATTTGTCAGGGAGATGGCCGGAAGACTTCGCCTCGTTACAGACCTTAAGCATGACTGCGAAGTTGTCGAAAAGGTAGGTGGACTCTTCCCCTTTGTACTCGTTCACGATCTCGGAGAGGATTTCAAACATCTTTCCCTTGTTGAGGGTAAGGCGCTTGCCGAGGTACTGTCCCCACACCCGATGGCCAAGGGAGTTCAGGGTAAGGGATGTGCAATTCGAGGGCAGGCGTTTCTTCATCTCAACTGCGATGGCTTTGTTGAAGGCGAGGCACACCATGTTGACGGAGGGAAGGGCATGGGCTACCATTTCCAGGGTGGAGGTCTTTGCCGCGCCCGCCAAGGCTGAGACAAGGATGTTGTCCGTGGTTGAGGTTGCGGCATCAATGATGGCTTGCTGTTCTTGGGTTGGTTTATGTGTCATGAGTTTTCCTTAAGTGAGCTTTGATTTTTCTTGCTTGATGAATGCTGCCATGTCCCGCTCAATCAATTCCAAGAGGGCCAAGGAGTGTTTTTTCTCCATGGTCTTGCCGAACTCGTGCATGAGTGTGATGAAACAGGCGGTTACGTGCATTGAGAAGTGTACTGCACGAGGGGATTCGGTGTGCTCAATCATATGAAGAATGATTGTTGGGGTGAGTACTTGGGCGTGCAAGTTAAAGATTTCAGTACTGTCTTCATTCAGCTTTTCAAGCACCTCAGGCGAGATTTGCCCTCGCACTTCCTCCATCGCATCTTGCAGTTGTTTCATTGCTTTATCTGTCATAGTAGTGCTCCGATCAATTTAGCTATGCCCATGAGGGCGAAGGAGATTAAGGTGATGCAGATGGTTAGGATTGCGATCCACCATGCTGTGTCGGTGAGTTCTTCTCCCAGCTTCTTATTCTTCATCCGTGAATTCACCACGCTCGATCCGCCCGACAAGTGCCATGGCGTCGAGTTCGAGGTTGTCCTTCTTATCCGCCACTGCATGTGGGGTAGCGGCTTCGAGATAGTCGTGCGGGGTTTCGCCTGAGGGGTTTACGGACTCGCCGTCAGGTGTGGTGAGTTTGCCCTCGATCTTGGCCTCTTGCGTGAAGATAAGCTGAGCTTTGTTCCGGGGGTTCAGACGGATGATAATGCGGTCGAAGGGAGTGGAAGGGACGCTTTCCGGCGAACGCTTCTCGAGGTTCTCGATAAGGAGTTTGCGATAGTAGTTGCAGCGCATACGGAAGTAGGTTGCACGTTTCTCGTTAACGCATTCATACACCAGCGCCTCGTGCATCAAAGCGGTTTTCATAACCTGATGCACGTCGGTGTAAGAGGCGATTGATCGGGACATTGCCATTAGTATTTCTCCTGGATTGATTTAACTTTTTGTACGTTATCTCGGCGCTTGGAGGATAGACCCCAACGCTGGATGGCGGAATTGATGCCGTAGACTGTGACGTTGAAGCGCTCTGCCATTTTGGTTTTGGGCTGCCCTGCGTCCAGCATCTCCGCGAGAATGCGGCGGTCGATGGAAGAGGACCGCGCACCTCCGTTGCGGTTGTGCGGGCGAGGGATGTGGTAGCGGTCGAGTAGGCGGTAGAACTGGCGAGAAGTTACGCCTAAAGCCTCGGCTGCGTGACGGCCGGAAGAGGTAGTCTCGATCGCATGTTCAATCAAGGCTACGGTTTCGGCAATGTGACGCTTGCGCAACTGGTGGTAGGTTAGTGGTATTGGGTTGGTCATTCTGCATTACCTTTCGTGGCGAGGGCGCGGATGGCAATCGCCGCATCATCGCAGTAGCTTTCCGCAACGGCCTCGTCGGGATACCTGCGTGCCTTACGGCCTTCGTCCTGCACGATCCGCGCACATTCCTCAATCGCCTGCGCCCGCGCGGCTTCTACGGCGGTGGTCTCGTAATCAGTAGCCAAAATGTCTTCAAGGTCTGCCTTGCTAATCAGTTCGCCAGATCGGTAAGCCACTGCCAGTGCGCGGTGAAACGCACCCATAGCCGTCAACCATGCCTCAAGTGTCGCTTCGGTGTTGTGCTCTTTCTGGGTACGCAAAGCCGCAGCCTCCGCCTCTGCCAGCGCTTTCAGGTCATCGCTCATGGGGTGTCCTCCTTTGGCGGTAAAAGATCGCCGTTTAAAAGTGCTACAAGATCGCACTTAAAGGCTTCAACCTGCATTGGGTCCATTGGCACCCATCTTCGGTAAAACTCCAGTTTAGGGCCATGCTGTATGCCGAGTCCCGCTGGTGTCTGCTCGCATTCATCGGACCAGTCACGGCAGTCGCTTGGGTGCGGGTATTCAAGTCGCATCATCCGTCCTCCTTTTGGGCTTGGGATAGGGCGCGGAGGGCGGGTAGGCATTCCTCAATCGCCTGCCTCGAAACCAACACCATAATGCCGTCAATGTCGGCCTGCTGATATGCCGCAAGCGCGTCTACCGCCGCCTGCTTCACGCTCACCTCTGGCGCGGGCATGGCTGCGATGGCGGCGCGGGCTTCGGCTCTGTACTGTGTGCGCGTGTTGTCCATGAGTTTCTCCCAAGGCGTTTTCCATCCGTAGAATTTGGCCGCTTGTCTAAAGATCGCCTTCGCCACCGCCTCTACCTGTTCATCTGTTGGCTCGCTCACCTCTGGCGCGGGCATGGCTGCGCGCTCGTTGATAATGGCCGCAGTTGGCTGGTCGCCTTCGCAAGCAACGCACTGCGTTTTACCCGGACGCACGACTTGCTCCCATGCGCCACAGAGCGCGCACTTGCATTCGCAGCCGGGGTTAAAGCTGTCCTTGGCCCACTCTGGCGGCTCAGCATTCCAAAAACCGTACCACTCCACCTGTTCTTCTGTTGGCTCAGTCATTAGGAAGCCTCCACGCAATGTGCAGGGCGGAACAACTCCGCGTTGTCGCCTTCATTCGGGGAAGGGCTGGGGGATGCTGTGGGTTCGGGACTAGGTTCCGGGCTGGGAGCAGCGACTACGTGAAGGCGCGGGGTGTCTGGCATAGGCACGGGATCGCAGTCAGGCAAAGGGTGGAAGCAAGCGGAAAGAGCTGTGATGGCGGGGATAAGTGCGAGTGGTTTCATTGTGTTTGGTCCTTTGTTGGTATGTTGAAATTGGTGAAAACTGCCCAAGGATATGAGCGAATGTAGGCGGCGATGTCTGCAAAGGATGTTCCTTGATCGTTTGCCTCTGCGAGGCAATCATTGCCGTTCAATGCAGGAGCGTCGGTATGAAACATACCGGTAGAACTGCGAAGGTACAATTTAAGATCATCTATTATGACTTTGTGGTCACTTATCTCTCTTCTACAGTCAAGGGGCTGCATTGCGAGACTATCTGGGAAGAGTTCTTCATACGCAACTCCGAGGCAACAGTGACATTTCTGCCCATCTACCAGTATCCAAAGGCTGCCTTTGCCCTGCTTGTACTTCCCGTTCTCGAGGGCGGTAAGCCATTTCTCTTGCTCGGATGTGAATTGATTCATTACAGGTTGGGTCATACGTTTATCCACCTCGCGCTTCGGCGCGTTTCTTGGGACAGGCTTGCGTCCCATGTTTCGATTTTGCCTTCTTTCTCGAGCCGAGCCATAAAGGCCATGACCTCCTCATTGTGGCCATGCATTCCAAAAGTGAGAACCTTACCCGCTTTTAGGTATTTGATGATTTCTGCGTCAGTCATACTTCCACCACCTCGCAGCCAAGCATGGCCAGAACCTTGCCAACCTTCTCGGCCTTCGCGGGCGGGCACGTGACCAAGAACATGCCGTCAGTTTCGACAGGCTCAGGGGCCTTAATCTCCGCTTTGGGCAAGGTGTCGGGCGGGGTTGCCTGCCACTCGTCAATCGTTCGGCCAACGTCCTTGAGGTAGTCAGCCGCGATTTGCTCAGAGCGAAAATTGGGCGTGCACTTGCCGTTCATCCACGTGCTTGCGGAACTGTTCAGGCCAAGCGCCTTGTCCATCTCAACCATCTTGCCAAACAGGGTCATGCAGTGGGCGATGTTGCGGTATCCACGTGTCCTGAATTGCTCGTGAATGTCGGGGTATTTGTCAGCTAGGGTATCAGTCATGTGATTAGTCTCCAGATAAGCCAGCCCGCGAACAGGGCAAGGTAAATTACAGTGAAAAGGAATAGGTAGACGAAAACTGCCATTGCGGAAATATCATCTTCGCTCAGTTCCTCGGGGTTGTAGGTGAAGCGTTCATGCTCATCCATTGAGGTTCTCCTCATAGCTTTCCGGAACGTGCGTCCGGTGGATCACAGCATTCCGCCAATTGGTGAAGTCGGAGTAGGAAATGTGCGCTTCAAACTCCTGATCCTCCCCCTTGCCCCGCGGCACAGGCTCGGTGGCGAACTTGGCGTTGGCGAAGGACTGGAGGATGGGGAGGAGGCGTTCGGACTTGAGCAAGGCAATGTGCTCGGCGTACAGGCGGGCAAGGATTGTATCCCGATCAAGTACAGTGAACTTACACGCGCTAAGCACCTCGTTCAATTCCGGCAAGGTAAGCCCGGCAGCTACAAGCTCATTGATAGCGTAGGTCAGGGCTGATTGCCCGAACTTCGCGTCATTGAGGTTCCGGGCCATCGTGTCGTCAGCTGCTATAAGGTTGCGAACGTGGTGTATGTTCTGCATGGTGCGATGTTCCTTTGGAGTGGGGAGGTATGGGTCATGGCCGGGGGCCACAAGCCATACCCACTGGTTAAATATGTTCGAGGGTTTCGAGCACTCGTTCGGCTTTGGCCATCTTGTCGTTAAGCCGCTCGACCAATACACCCATGCGCACAAAGTACTCGGAATATTCTTCATCCGAATTATCTGGGGCTGTACCCTCGGGCAAAGGAAGCACGAACTTCTCCGCATGCATCTCGATCTTCCAAGTCAGCTGCTCCATCCGCGACAACGCCTGACCCAGTTTACATTCCAGTATGTCGCGCGCGCTTTGCCCTACTTTTGCTGATCCTTCATCCATCTTCTATCTCCTTTCAAGCGGAATTGCTTGGGCAGGAAGGGCGGACGGTCGATCCCCAAGGCTAACCCTAGGAACCACTGTCGCCCTCCCAACCGAAACATTCCCTACCAGTGTTTGGGGACACTTCCGCCAAAGCTGTCTAGCAGGTCAACGCGGAGATACAGCGCGTCCATATCTTCATCATACTCGATTTGCGCAAGAGGGTCATCAAACGCTGCAAGCGTGAAGTCCCTTTGATCCACCTCCTCAGCCATTGGTCCTTCATTCGCATTCGGCTGTGTTTGGACAAAGTAATTCATTATCACCACTCCACCGCAGCTTCAAGCAACGCCATCTCATGCGCAAGGTGGAAGGGATAACCTTCGGCCATACGCTCCGCAGTCCGATCAACCACGCTTTCGTTTTCTTTCCAAACAAACACGGGGTAAACATTGTTCCCCATCTCCACAAGGTCAAGGGTCTCCTGCGTGGCTTCGCGCACACTGTGCGTTCCGTCCAGTCCATCATCTGTAAACAGTGCAACACTGTACATAGTCATTTCCTTTCAGTTGTATCGCTTGGGTCAGTCCAAGCTGTGAAACCCATTCCATCACGATAGTCGATGATCAGTTGACTAACCACATCGCTAGCCTTCCCGCCCTCAATCGCAATGATTTGTGCCAGCGCATCGGCGGCACTTGGCCAAATCCGTTGCACCTGTTTAACATTGGTTGGCCGTGTATCTACCTCAACCACATCTTTTCCTTTCAATTAACTCCGGGCACACTTGCCCCTGCCCACCGGGCACACCCCCGTGTACCACGTTGGGCCGCCGAATGCAAGGATTGTGTTGAGTTTAGGGCCATACCAACCCCTGCACTGCCCTTGTGACCCCTTAACGGGTTCGCGGCCTTATACGGGCCTTGGGATGTAACGGATGGCCCTTGTGAACCCTTATAAGGCTGGAAGGGGTATTAGGGGATATAGGGGTCGGAGGTATGGCTCCACTGAAAGTCCCCCTGTCCTTCTCTCAGAGATTTGTTAAAAAAAAAAAAAAACTGACTCTTTAAAAGAAAACAAAGCCAGTGGGGGGGTATGGCCCTTGGACCCCTATATGTCGAAAAACCCCCTCCAGCCTTAACAGGGGCCATCAGGGATGTGCGACACTTGCCGAGGACTGCTTGAGCGGGAAGGGAACTGGGGGCGGGATGCGTGGGGATGTGGGGGAAGGGTCGGAGGCGGGAAGGGCCGTGGGGCCGCGTGTGACGGGGCGTGTGGTGGCGTTGGCGATGTGTCCGCACCCATGGGCCGTGGGGACGCGGTGCACCCACGTGACGGGCCGCATATTGGGCAGGAGCCATCCCGACAACTGCCCACGAAAAAGGGCGGCAAGGTTCCCCCCACCGCCCAAAGGCATGTCACACATGACTCGGGTTAGATGTCCAAATCATCAAGGTCCAATTCAAGGCTTGCTTCCGCTTCCGCGATGTAATCCCGCTTGCCGGAATCTTTCTGCTTACCAATCCACTCCAGCACCTTGTCATTTTCCCAAGCGGGCGTGTCCCCCGCAAGGGTGAAGTATGCGGCAACCTTTTCATCCGCATCGACAATGTCAACCAGCTTGGCCTTGCCCGTGATCCGCTTGAACGCGATAAGCAAGTCTGCCTTTGCCGCTTTGACCGCGATAGCCTTTGGCCCGGACAGAGTCGCCCGTGCAATCCCTGTACCACGTGCAGTCCAATTGCCTTCCACAAGGTTATCAATCACCGCTTGCATCATGGATGCACTTGCCTCGGCAATCGCCTTCTTTGCCTTGTCAGTTTCCTGCCACGCTTTCCAGTCCGCCTTGTTCACTTCTTTCTTAGGCTTGCCAAAATGCCCTTCACCCACAATTGCCGTTGCGCTTGCCGCCGCGTCACCAATCTTTGCCGCGACTCCATGGGCGAACAATGCCGCGACCATGTCTTCACCCAATGCGGTAACGTCCAGCTTCACTTCGCCGCCATTGCGTACAACTTCGTATGTATCCAAGAGTTTCATATCGTCTTTCCTTTCAATTGATGCGGGATTGCATCGCGCAATGGGCACACGATTGCCTGCCCACTGGCCGATATTATCCCTTAGTTTCGCTTTCATGCGCCCGCAAGACTCGATCCGCGTGGATCAATTCGGCAAGCCGCAAGATCATATCATCCTGTTCCTTGAAGTCTGCACCGGGATTGTCCATCCCAAGCAAGTCGCGCAATTCAACAATCATCATGCTTGTCATGTCACTTGTCATTAGTCTTTTCCTTTCATACCGCGACGCACCGCGCGCCCCGTGTCCATGACATAGCCCCCAATCCCCAGTCTTACAACCCCATGCCCCCACATTGTGAAGATTGTTACAGCATTAGACTGCATCCTGTATCCCCCGCACACACCGACTCGGCCCCCCTTAATCCCCCATCAGCAAAAGGGGCTTTCGCGGGTACCCACCCCCTCGCGCGCGGGGAAGGACAAAAATTAATTCTGAAGGAAAAACTGCGGTATGGCTCCTTGCCCGTGGCCAACGTATGGGCCAACCCTTGACGGGGCTTTGCGCCTGTGGTAGATTTGGCTGAGCCAGCCCGAGGAGTCGATGATGACTGATCTATTTGCAGAACTGGACCTACGAACCGTGGGCCGAGCCACGATCCCACTCTATGCGGATATCGAGGGGGAATTGACGCGGGAGGACCTCGAGTCCCTGCAGACTGAAGGCGGGGCCAAACCCGAGGGGATTAAGCGTATTCGTGAGCGGCATCACGCGTTGGCCAAAGCACTGGTCGATGGTATCCCTGAGGGGGAAGCCGGGATTGTCTGTGGCTACAGCGCATCTCGCGTAAGCATCCTCAAAGCTGATCCTACGTTCCGGGAGTTGATGGAGTACTATAAGCTCGGGAAGGAAGAGCGGTATCTTGAGTTGCATGATAAGATTGCGGGCCTCGGACAGGACGCAGTGGATGAACTTACCGTTCGCCTCGAGGACAATCCTGAAGACATCTCCATCGGCCAGCTGCTTGAGATCAGTAAGATGTCCCTCGATCGCAGTGGCCATGGTCCCTCTTCCTCTGTTGAGGTAAATCACAAAGTTGGGCTTGCCGACAAGTTAGCCGCTGCCCGCAAACGTGCGTTGGAAAGTAAGAAGAACGCACTGCTGGCCGACGAGTCTAATATCATTGACATCACACCGGAGACATCGAATGAGTAACGTATTACACCTTTACGCTGCAGATAAGGATCGAGTTAAAGAAGACCTCCAGCTTCTTTTAAATAAGATTGACGCAGGAGAAGTACAAGAACTTTGCGTTCTCGGGGTTACTGCGGAAAAAGGCTGCTTCTCTTTTCATTCCATTGAACCCTCCCTTAATCTCATGGGCGCAATGACTTTAATGCAGAAACGAATGCTATCTGCCTGGGAGCCCGATTAATGCCATTCGACCTAGCCCCCGACCTATCCGACATCCTTCTCGAGCTGAGCGAGTTCTCAAACGACCCACTTGGCCACGTGATGTTCTCCTACCCCTGGGGCGAACCGGGAGAACTTGAAGAGTACGATGGGCCAGAGACTTGGCAAGTAGACCTCCTCTCCCGCATCGGCAAAGGCGTGGTGTCGATCGAAAACGCAATCGCTGAGGCCATGGCTTACGACACTCACACCGAGTCCCGGCCTATCCAACTCGCGCGTACCTCCGGCCACGGGATCGGCAAGTCCGCCTGTGTGTCGTGGATTATTCTTTGGGCTATTTCCACACTCGAAGATACCAAGGGCGTTGTCACTGCGAACACTGAGAACCAGCTGAAGACTAAGACCTGGGCCGAGGTAGCGAAGTGGTATCGCCTCTTCATCGGGAAAGAGTTGTTCAAACTCACAGCCACTGCCCTGTTCTCAGTGGACCCCGAACACGAGCGCACTTGGCGCATCGACATGGTGCCGTGGTCTGAGAAGAACATGGAAGCCTTTGCTGGTCTCCACAACAAAGGCCGCCGCATCCTCATTATCTTCGACGAAGCCTCGGCTATCGCTGACCCAATTTGGGAGACAACTGAAGGTGCCCTTACCGACAAGAACACTCAGATCATCTGGTGCGTATTCGGCAACCCTACTAAAAACTCAGGCCGTTTCCGCAATTGCTTCCCAGGCGGTAAGTTCGCAAAACGCTGGGACAGCCGCGCAATTGACTCCCGCGAGTGCCGTATCACAAACCACGAGCAGATTAATCGCTGGATTGAGGACTACGGCGAGGACCACGACTTCATTCGCGTCCGTGTACGAGGCATGTTTCCCCGAGTTGACGCAACGTCCTTCATCCCACTCGAACTGGCACAGGAGGCTACTCGACGACCCCTCCCTGAGGAGAACCTTGCCGCCGTCGTACTCGGAGTTGACGTCGCGCGTTTCGGGGACGACGCCTCATGTATCTATCCTCGGCAAGGAAGGGATGCGCGTAGTCGGCCGCCCCGCCTCCTCCACGGATTGAACACACGGCAACTGGCCACCGAGGTTTTCAACGACTATGTCCGCTACGGAGCAACTGCAATCTTCGTAGACGGTGGTGGTGTAGGCGGCGGTGTCGTGGACTCCTTGCTTGAAATGGGATTACCAGTCTACGAAGTCACCTTCGGCGGCAAGCCGGATAACAGCAACCCGCACAACCCTCACACCAAGTACCTCAACAAGCGGGCGGAAATCACTGGTGCGGTGAAGGATTGGCTACCCACTGGCTGCATTCCCGAACGCGTACAGCACCTTGAAGTCGATCTACCGACCGAACTGTCCACCCCTACTTACACCTACGCTCAGGAAGACAAAATCCAACTTGAGTCTAAGAAGGACATGAAGCGCCGAGGGGAAAAATCCCCAGACGTTCTTGACGCACTCGCCACCACGTTCGCCTACCCCGTTGCTGACTTCGCCCTCCCCGGTGTAGAACAGGAAGGGGAATACTATACCAACCAAAACTCTTACACCGAGGAATATTACAATGCTCAGTAAGCCCAAAGTGCAGGCACCCATCGCCCCTGCTTCTACTCCTACCCAAGCCTCCTTCGCTACAGAAGGTAGCTCAAGCACTGCGCGTCGGGCACTTCCACGTTCTCGCATCCGCCCAGTAACCGGACAGTCTTCCGTGACTTCTTCGCGCCCTAGCCTCCTGGGAGGTGCCTAATGGAATACGCGGATAAGTCTCCTTCAAAGGAGCTGCAGGAGTGGCACAAGAAGCATAAGCGCATCTTGGCCGCCCTCGACACTGAGCGTCAATCGTGGTTCACCCACTGGCGGAAGCTGGCGGAGTACTATCTCCCTCGCCGCTACCCCTACCTCATGTCAGCACGTGAGCGCAATCACGGCCCAAGGCTGAACACGAAGTTGCTCAACTCCACCTCAACCCTAGCTGTTCGCACACTTGCCTCCGGCATGATGAACGGGATCACTTCCCCTGCCCGGCCTTGGTTCCGCCTTCGCCTTTCCGGCATTCCGGAGACTGAGATCACACAAGAGATCGCGCAGTACCTTTCCGAAGTCGAGCGCATCCTTATGCTCCTTATGGCCGAGAGTAACTTCTATAACTCATTGGCCGTGATGTATCTCGAGTGGTGTACCTTCGGCACAGCCGCCATGAGCATTCGAGAAGACTTCGAGGACGTGTTCCGTTGCTACAACTATTCCATTGGTGAGTTCTTCCTCTCCCACTCCAATCGCGGCGTGGTTAACCGGATGGCTCGCGTGTACCAAATGACCATAGAGCAAGCGGGGGAAGAGTTTGGCGAAGAAAACCTCTGCTCCCAGTCCCGCACCAATTACAAGAAGGGTGACCAATCTCTCCTCATCCCCATAGACGTATGTCACATGATCGAGCCGAACAAACGGGAAGATAACCTCCTCCAAGTCGACGCCCCTTACCGCGAGGTCTATTGGGAAATCGGCACAACAGAGACTGGCAAGTATCTCGCTGTCCGCCCTCTCTACGAGTGGTCCGAAGTCACCCCACGTTGGGAACTTCACGACAACGATTGCTACGGCGCATCCCCAGCTATGGACGCATTGCCCGATGTTATCGAGTTGCAACAGACCGTTCTCGACCGTGCGGTAGGCCGGGCCAAAGCAGCTGATCCCCCACTGATCGTAGACCAGTTGCTTCGCAATCGGCCCAAGGCTCTGGGTGCTGGCGGCGTGACATACGCTCACGCGAACAACTCCAACTTCGGGGCCAAAGAAGCCTACCGAATGAACTTCCCGTTTCAGGAAACCTCCGAGCACGAAGCAAAGCTCGAAAACAAAATTCGGGAAGCATTGCACAATCAGTTGTTCAATATGATCTCCCAGCTTGACACTGTCCGCAGCGCAAATGAGATTGACGCTCGGCGGGAAGAGAAGCTCGTCATGCTTGGGCCGGTGCTTGAGCGTTTCGAGAACGAGGGACTCGACCCAGCCCTATCCCGCATCTTCTCCATCGCGGATCGTGCGGGTGTGTTGCCTGAACGGCCGGAGGCGCTGGAAGAGTACAATGCGCAAGTGCAGTATGTCTCTGTCCTGTCCGACGCCCAACGCGCTGTCGGCACCGTGCCAATCGAACGCTTTCTTGCGCTTACCGCTCAAGTGGCTGGATCGTACCCCGAGGCTGCACGTGTTCCAAATGTCGAGCAGCTTATCCGCGACTATGCCGAAGGCATTGGGATCAAACCCTCCGGACTTCGTTCGCGCGAAGAGGTGGCCGAGGCTATCGCGGCTGATGCCGAACAAGCGGCACTTGCGCAAACTGCTGCCATCGGTAAGGACTTCGCTGCAGGGGCACAGGCTGCGGGGAACGTAGACGTGGGCGGGGGACAGAATGCCGTGCAAGCCCTTCTGGGCGCTTGAATAGGGGTTGCGCGATAGGCGCGGCTCATGTAAGGTTGTAGGAGTAAGGACGGAAGTATGGCTGACAAACTGCGCAATGTTGAGAAAAGGCATCACCTGATGATGCAGCATGCGGTGCGAAAAATTCGTAACGACGGAGACCTGCGTTATTTCATTCGCCAGTTGATTGAACTCACTGGTCTTGAAGATGCCAAACCATTTCTCGACACGCAAGCCATGACTCACGCGGTTGGGAGGCACTCAGTAGGTGCCGACCTCCGTGGCGTCCTTATGTCCTACGACCTGAAACTTTATGCAGAGTTGCTATTGGAAGCAGCAATAGAAGAAGAGGAACCAACCCATGACACTGAATGATTTTATCCTTGGCTTGTCCTATACCCCTCTCCCCATGTTCGAGGGCGAAGGTGAAGGCGGCTCAGCCATTACTGGCGCAGGCACTCAAGGAGATGATACGCTGGAGGCCGGAAGCGGTGATGATACCGTAGAGGGCGGCAACGATACTGTTGATGGCGATGACACTACAGAAGGCGGAAGTGGCGATGACACTGTCAAGTCTGGCGAAGGCGACGACACTGTCTCCCCCGTGACCGCCGACGATTTGGTCATTCCTGAAAACTTCGAAATCCCAGACGAGGCGCAAACGGAAATCTTGGGCTTGCTCAACGACCCAGAACTTTCCCGCGCGGACTTCGTAAACAAGATGATCGAGATGCAGTCCGAGGCTATGGCCGCATCTCTTGAAGAAGCAGTCACTGCGAACCAGCAAGCATGGGATAACACCCAGACTGAGTGGCAGACTGCGCTGAAAAGCATTCCGAATTTTGGTGGTGAAGCGTTGGACGAACACCTTGCTCAGACCAAAAAAGGGTTGGAAGCGGCAGGAGCCGGTCAAGAGTTTTTCGACGCTCTCGACATGACCGGAGCTGGCAACCATCCCGCACTTGTGCCAATGTTGCACAAGCTCATCAAGCCCTATCTGGAGGGAACTCCGGTCTCGGGCAATCCACCAAAGGGCAAAGGCGGCGGAGTTGCTGCCATGTACCCCTCAATGCAAAAGGACTAACTTACAATGGCTACGAAAGAAACCAAATGGCCATCCATGTGGGATGTGATGCAGGCGACTGACCCTGACGGGAATATCGCTATGGTCGTTGACATCCTCATGGAGACCAACGAAATCCTCGAAGACATGGTTGCAATTGAAGGCAACCTGGCTACGGGTCACCGGACTACAATCCTGACTGGTTTGCCTGCACCTACGTGGCGCAGCTACTATGGCGGCGTTCAGCCTACCAAAGCAACTCGTACCCAGATCACCGACTCGTGCGGTATGATGGAAGCGTATGCTGAGGTGGACAAAGCGCTGGCCGACCTGAACGGTAACACCATGGGTTTCCGCCTGGGTGAAGATCGTGCACACATCGAGGGCATGTCCCAAGATATGGCGACTAACCTCTTTGTCGCAAACGATGCGATCGAGTCCGAAAAGTTCCTTGGCTTCAACGCGCGCTATAACGACTTGTCCGCAGACAACGCCAAGAACATCATCGACGCAGGCGGCACTGGTTCCGACAACGCGAGCCTCTGGCTGGTTGGTTGGGGTCCAAACACTTGCCACTCCATCTACCCCAAAGGCTCCACAGTTGGTTTGCAACAGACTGACAAAGGCCAGGTGACTATCGAAAACGTCGATGGCAACAATGGTCGGATGGAAGGCTACCGGACGCACTACCGCTGGGATTTCGGTCTTACCCTGCGTGACTGGCGTTACGTCGTTCGCATTGCGAATATCGACCGGAGCCTGCTGACTGCTGACGCATCTACCGGAGCGAATCTGCCCGACTTGATGTTCGAAGCGACTGAACTGCTGCCTAATCTCGGCAACACCAAGCTTTGCTGGTACATGGATCGCACACTGCGTACCAAAGTTCGGCAACAGCTGGCAAAGGGTGTGGGCAATTCTACGCTTACAGTCGAGCAAGTCGGGGGCGTCCGCGTGATGTCTGTCGATGATATTCCGATGCGTCGTGTTGATGCGCTGGAAGTTGATGAAGCACGGGTGACCTAATAAGTCCCCGAACTCTAAAGGAGAGTTTACAATGATCCGTGACAATCTTAACACCTTCTGCGCTGCAGAAGCTCTGAACACCGGCGGTGCGGGTTCTTACCTCATCGGCGATGTTTACGACATTGAAACCTTGCGTGACATGGGGCAGGGCGTTGGCCTGTACCTCGTGATTACCATGGCAGTTACCGCTACTTCCGGCGGTTCTGCTACGGGTAAGTTCGCGCTGGTTTCCGATGCGCAGGCGGCGATCACCCCCGGCACGGCTACAGTCCATGTCGAGTCGCCTGAGTTTGCTGTGGCTGACATGTCTGCTGGTACGAATATCCTCACCGTGGCGTTGCCGTGGCAAGGGAATACGTATGAGCGTTATATCGGCATTGTCCAGACTACCGGGACGGCGGCCTTCACTGCAGGGGCGATCAACGCGTTCCTGACTCCGACGCCGCAAGCCAACGTGGCTTACCCTGACTATAGCGGGGTATAATCACTATGGCTGATCCGGTACAAAAGGCTACCGCTGAGACTGTCGATCCGGACATCGAGGCAGCCAAGGCAGCTGAAGCAGCGCAAGAAGCTGAGAAACGTGCGGAAGTCGAGGCGGCTAAAGTGAAAGCTCGTCAAGAAGCTGCACGTATGGAGGCTGAAGCAAAAGCTGCCGAAGCAGAAAAGGAGAAGGCTGCAGGCATCGCTAAAGCCAAAGCTGAGACTGCTGCTGCAGAACGTAAAGGTAAGAAACTTTACAAGCTCCGTCGTGTT